GATGGGCAAAGATGTCGATCTGGATGAATTCAATTTGAAGGATGTGCAAATGAAATTGCCAGCACTCAAGCACAAATGGGTGGGTCGGTTGATTCGAGCCAAAGGTGAACTCGAGAGGTTGCGTAGCGCACGTGACAATGTCGTGAAACAAGTGGCACAAGAGGTTATAGACACTGCCACATATCAAGTGAATCTAGCAACCGCGCAAAAAGCCGCGGAGAAACATGCAAGTGTGAAATCCATTGACGAATCAATCAAAGAGAACCGATTGATTGTGGATTTTCTCGAGAAAGGTGAGCGTATATTCAGTGGCATGAGCTTCGACATAAAGAACATTATAGAAGTGATGAAGCTGGAGACACTCTGATGAACAAGGACACCATTTCATTCGATTATGACACACGAAAAAGACTGGCCATCATGTCTGGTAGTCACTTCGAGGAGATCCGTGAACATTTCTCTGTGTATAATGATGCAGCTAAATTTGCTCGATACAAAAATCGATTCATACCCAGCAGAAGATATGTGATCACACCACAAGGACGGTTCGAACCGGGATTGTTCCACGCCATACGTGATTTCATCCGCGAAAACGCTCCAGACACCAAGATACACATAACTGAACAGTTGAGAGAAGTGATCCAACCGGGATACACACGAGTTTACCATGATGAACGACCCAAACTATCATTGGATTTGAGAGATTATCAACAAAACATTGTGGATATATGCTTGAAATGCGGTAGAGGTGTGACCATATTAGCAACTGCTGGTGGCAAGACACTCACAATAGCCAGCCTAGTGGAGAGTATTTACAAACACCACCCACAGCTCAAATGTTTGATGTTGGTTCCGGATCTGGGTTTAGTCAATCAAACCACTAGCGACTTCACAGAGTATAAAACTACATTTCTACACAGCAAATGGACCGGAAGTCACAAATTGAATCTCGGAAGCAACGTGATAGTAGCCAACATGGGCATATTGCAGAGCGACAAGTCGGATGTTGAGTGGATCAAAGATATAGATCTGTTGATCATTGACGAGGTACATAAATTGCGTAAAGACAACAAGATAAACAAGCTGATCAAAACAATAAGAACTCCACACAAATACGGATTCACTGGCACCATGCCAGAGCAGATGCTTGATCAATGGAACATCATAGGGCAAGTGGGTCGTGTGTTGTATGAACGCAACAGTTTCGAGTTGAGAAAACAACAATATGTGGCCAAAGCAAAAGTGCAGGTGATCAAAATACAGTACAAGGACAAACCACCAGTGTTTCCTGCAGACCGGTATGACCCTGGAGCTCGTTTCCGGCGTGAACAACAATTTCTAGCCAAAAATAAATTCCGTAACGACATAATGAACAAGTTGTGTATAAATTTTGACAACAACAGTCTGATCATGGTGGATTATATAGAACATGGAGAGGAGTTGTACGGCAAGTTACGAGCAGAATGTAAAAACAAGCAGGTGTTTTTCATCAAAGGAGAAGTCGAAGTAGAGGAGCGAGACAAAGTGAAACGCTTGATGGAGAGATCCAATGATGTTGTGTGTATTGCCATATCCAAAATATTTTCTACAGGTATCAACATCAAAAACTTACACTACATTGTGTTCGCTGGTGGAGGCAAAGCCAAAGTTAAAATTATACAGAGTATTGGTAGAGGTCTCCGGTTGCATAAGGACAAAAAAGGTGTTATAATAATAGACATAGCAGATATGTTACATTACGGATTACAACATTACTCAAAAAGGCTCAGTTTATACAAGGGAGAACGAATTGACTATGGAATTAAAAAAATCGAAGAAAGATAAAAAAGCACATTATGTGAACAGCAAAGAGTTCACGCAAGACATAATCGAATACTACAACAGTGGTACTGATGAGATTGGTGACAAGCTTGGGGAGAGTATATTCAAGATTGCCAAAGGGCTGAGTTATGCTCCCAATTTTATCAATTATTCGTACAAGGACGACATGGTGGGTGATGCGATAGTGAAAATGTTCTCAGCTTTGCAGAGTAAAAAGTTCAATATTGAAACAGGTAACAATCCGTTTTCATACTTCACCACCATCGCATTCCATGCGTTCATAAACAGAATCAAGAAAGAAAAAAAGCAGAGACAGGTGGTCAATGATTATCAAGAGATGGTGTACGAGGAACTGACCAGTGAGTACAAGATGGCTAATCAATCATCTGACTCTGGCGGTGATGAGGATTGATTTAGCAAACCGGAAAGTCTGTTGTGTGTCTGATGTGCATGTTGGTGTGCATCAAAACTCCGCCATGTGGCATGACATATCACTGAGCTGGGCGAGGTGGTTGAAAGATGAGCTCAAAGACAAGGGTGTGACTGATATAATCTTGCCGGGTGATTTGTTTCATTATCGTGATGAGATTGCAGTGAACACAATACAGATTGTGACTGATATGTTGAGAATCTGGAAGGATTTTAACATTGTGTTGCTAGTTGGTAATCATGATGCGTTTTACAAGGATAGATCTGAGATCAACTCGTTGAGCATATTGAGCGGTTGGTCCAACATAACTGTAGTGGAACAACCAACACTGTTCGAGTACAAAACACGTAGAATGATGATGTGTCCATGGGGCACAACACCCAAACAGATCGAACCATGTGATATAATTTTTGGTCATTTTGAGATTCAATCGTTCAAATTCAATCAACACAAGGTGTGTGAAGAGGGCATCAAGAGTGCGTCTCTGCTCAAAAAAGCTCCACTGGTCATAACTGGTCATTTTCATTTGAGAGAAGAGAGAAAATATAAAAACGGTACAATATTGTATCTGGGCTGTCCTTATCAGATGGATTTTGGTGATGTGTACAGCACCAAAGGTTACTATATACTTGATGTGATGACAGGTGATTATGATTTTCATGAAAACACCATGTCACCAACACATCAAAAAATAAAATTATCAGAACTGGTACAGCACGAAAATATAACTGACGAGATCAGAAATGTGTTCCGCAACAACATTGTGAAAATGATAATAGATCTACCAGTCGCCCCGGACGATATGGATATATTGTTGAAGAAATTTCTGGAACTAGAAGCGATTAGTATCACTGCTGATTATGATGTGAATTTTGATAGGTTTGGCCTAGAAGTGGATGATGATCACGATTTGTCCGGTGTGGATATAACAGTAGCCATCGAGGAGTTTGTGAATCTGTTGGAAGATGTACCAAACAAACAGGAGATAATAGACTACACAGTGGAACTGTACAGACGAAACAAATGAAGTATGTAAATTTTAAGAGTGTTTCTATCAAAAACTTTTTGAGTGTTGGTGACACACCGGTACAGATCGATTTCAATACCGGATTGAACATCATCACCGGTCACAACAAAGACAAACTTGACCGTCGTAACGGTGTGGGTAAGAGCACAGTGGCGGATAGTATCTATTTTGCTATTTTTGGCAACACATTACGTGAATTGAAAAAAGAGCATGTTGTGAACAACACCAATCAAAAAGGTTGTGAAGTGGAGCTAGTTTTTGAGCTGAACACAGACGGTGTGTGTAATGAATATCGAATATTACGAAAGTTGAGCCCCACCAAATGTTATTTGTACAAGGATGGTGAAGATATAACTCGCGACACGATACAAAACACAACCACATACGTACAGGAGTTGTTGAACACAACAGCTGAAGTGTTTCAGAATTGTGTGATCATGACAATCAACAACGCCACGCCATTCATGGCAAAAAAGAAACTCGAGAAACGAAAATTTATCGAGGGTATCTTCAATTTGCAGGTGTTCAGCAACATGTTGACCGATGTGAGACAAGAGTACAACAAAGTGTCCAAAGAACTGGATATCGAGTGTGCTAGATATGAAGAGATTTCAAACACTCTGTCAGCACAACAAGAGCAAAAGACCAACGCACAAGCCACACGACAGCGAGTAAAGGACAAGCTACAATCACGTAAAAACAACTGTGAGAGAGACATCGCTGATTTGACAGAAAGAATATCCAAACTCGAGACAACAGACACAACTGGTATATCTGACAACATAACCAAGATTGACGATGTGTTGCAACAGGTGGATGAAAAGATACAAAAAATAATATCCAAACGTAGTGAAGTGACGACATTGATTGATGTGACCAGCTCCAAACATTCTAGAATCAGTTCCGAACACAGCACGTGCCCCACGTGTTTGCACAAGCTTGATGAATCACATCGTGATCTGATCGTGAAAGAGAAGACTCGATTGCAGCAACAAATTGACGAGCTCACACAAAGCGCGGAAAAGCAAGCCACAAGACTTGATGAAGCGAATGAGTTGAAAATCACGCTCAATAACAAAAGAAAACGCCTGAGTAACAAATTGCAACAAGCACAAATAGAGCTGACAAACAACAGAAATTTACAACAACAATTGGATCAACTAAAATCACAACATAAAGATATTGTTGATGATTTGAGAGCGGCTGACAACACACAAAATGAATATGACAAAGGTATCGAGGACACGGAGAAGAGACTCGAGAAGATACAATCCGGAATTGATGTGATTAAACAAGAATTAGCCAAACTAGAAATCATCAAGTTCATTGTGAGTGAAGAGGGTGTCAAATCGTACATCGTGAAAAAGATTTTGCAGTTGTTCAATGCTAAATTGTCATATTATTTGAAGAAGATGGACAGCAATTGTATTTGTGTGTTCAATGAATATTTTGAAGATGAGATCATAGACGAGAAAGGCAAGCCGTGTTCATATTTCAATTTCAGTGGCGCGGAGCGAAAAAATATCGACCTGGCATGTCTGTTTGCGTTCATGGATATCAGAAGATTGCAAGGCGATGTGGCGTTCAACTTCAGCATGTATGATGAGCTGTTTGATAGTAGCTTGGATGAACGAGGTGTGGAGCTTGTGATTGATATACTGAATGAACGTATCGAGAACTACAATGAATGTGTGATAG